CGGAGCTCGCTAACCGGAATCTTCAGGTGAGAGGCGACCCGATACCACGAAAGCCTCTCACCCTTCAGTCGTTTTTTACCGTCTCTGTCTCCTGGACATTGGTGAGCTGGTTCAACTTTTGAGCCTCTTCATAGAGGGATGTCACCACAGACGCCGGCCACCCCTGAACGACATCCTTGGCAATGGGCACCTCCGAACCTTCGATGAAGACACAGCGGGTCAGCAGATCAGCCTGCATCCCTTCAAACTTCTTCACCCCGATGGGCTTACCATCGGGACCAAGACGCAGACGATCACCCACCGTGTCCAGATAGGCATCACGAGTCGCCGCTTTCATTTCCCGGATCTCGCAGTTGATCGTCTTCTGACCTTCAGTGAGGACAACAGGGACAACCCCCGTCGCTAGATTGAATTTCAATGACATATTCTCGCTAATTGATGGTTTGGGACTAGGTTGGTTGATCGATTCTAGCTGGATTCGGCCGGTTCGGTGTAATCAGGAGCCACTTCCTCCCCTGCCGCATTGCGATTTCCGACCTGAATGGTGATCGCCGCGGTGGGCTGTTCGCCTTCCGTGTGGTTCGAAGGAGTGAACTCTTCCAACCAACCATAAAAGGCGAGAGTGGAGCCGTCCGGGAAAGTAATGGTAACCATCTGGATGACCCCGATCTGTGCGAAGATGAGCGGGATAGCCTCCGTCGCGTAGGCGACAGTAGCCTGGGCCTGCGTCAGCGACTTGAGCTGACGAGGGGCGGCAGTACGCCAAGCGACATTTCGCATCGTCGTGGTATCAATGGCGCCGCCGGAGGTCATTCCGGGAGGGGTCACTTCCTTCTCGAAGAGTTTGATGTCCGGAATGTTCTCGAGAGTGATGATAGTAGAGAACCCGTCGTCCATTCTTACTTGGTTGTTCATATTATTGTTCTTTCGTTACGGTGACCGTCGCATTGACTGTAAAGAGATGGCGGCGACGATCGCCTTCTTCTTCCACCCCTACGGGCAAGATGGCTCCAGACCGTGATACATTGTGAAGAATGTAAATGGACTCAGAGTCCATTGCAACAGAAGACCCCTTCACCGCATCAAGAGCCCTTGCTATTGATTCAGCCTTCCACCAGGTTTCGGTGTAGGAGGCCCCCCTTACTGTAATCTGGATGCCGCGGTGCTCAATTTGCTCACCGGTTTTCATCAACCGACCGTTGAGAACTCCCGCGGTGTCATAAAAACAGAGAGCACTATCAGGAGAAGCCGGAAGGAACCCGACAAAGCCTGACCAGGCCTCTTCAATGCCCACAGCCACATGACCCAGATCTACCAAAAGTTGACGGACGATGTCGGACGGGGAGTAATCTTGGTCGGGGGCAAAGTCGTCAGACCTGGTGAGGATTTCTTGTCCCCCCTCAGTAAAGAATGGGCGGAAAATGATCATATGGCCATCTCCGCTGCCACGATGGCCCTCAAATCGTCTCGCTTGGACCGGAAAGGCGCTTCCAAGAATTTCGCCTGGCCTCTTCCGGGAGGGTCCCAATAATTGCCAAGACCGCTCTTGCGCGGCTGTCCTTTGAGCTTCATCGCAATCGCTTCGTGAACATAGATAGCGTAGGCTGCGGTGTATCCCACCTCAACCACGGTGCGAGTTCCTTGGCCGCTTGCCCTGGTGAATGCCGAGGCCTTCAATACCCCGTATTCAACAGGCACCAGCAGTTGACTGGCCCTCTGAAGATGCAAGCCGGCCTTCTTCAAGCCACGCGCACAAGCTGCCTCCAGCCGCAGATTCTGTGCAGACAAGTTTCGCAAGACTTGCGCGGCGCTATTGGCTGTGGTGATAAAAGCCATTACAGATATGCCGTATAAAGAAATTCGGTGGCTTTGAGGTTTGGGGTCGTTTCAAACTTCATGATCTCAAACGCTTCTTTCAACTCTGAGGGATCTTCAGGGGTGTCTGATTCAAGATCTCCCAGCATGAGTTCGTCTCCTATCTTCAGAACCCTGTCAGGATAGACCGTAGCCGCAGAGATCTCAATCTGTCCGCCTTTATTGCGAAACTCACTTCCAGAACCATCCCAGCGGCACTTGATCTCCACTGGTGCGGAGAAAGAGAACTTGCCATAGCGATCAGGTACCCCTCGCGCCCACCAAACCGCTGTCTGCCTTCGCATTCTCTTGATGATGCTCATGCGGCTTTTTCCTCCTGACTGAGCACCCCCATAAAAGAAGAGAAGTCAATTCGATCAAAGAAAGGAAGCTGGCTCGAACCATCTGTGACGTTGAGGACTTGAACAGCCGGCCTTTTCTTCAGAGCCTCATAAACCCGGCAGAATCCTTGAATGAATCGAGCATAGGAAGCGTCTGGGATCATCTTGTGGCGGTGATTGTGCCAGTGGGACTTCCCGTCCTTGCGCTTGCCCATGTCATATCCTAGAAGGAAGATCCGCTTGGCACCGAGAGTCACCGCTAAATTCACCGCAGCGGCTCCCGTAGAAAAGTTCCACCCAAGCACATTCCCTTCAAAGAGCCCATGCTTATCTCGGTTCATCTGCAGAAGCCATCCTGATTGAATAGTGAGCAGAGCAGGGGCGCAAGTGACGACCCTCCCTCCGAACGACTTCAGATCCCACTTGAACTTGTGAAAGAAAGAAGCATCACCAAAGAGGCAGATCTTGACAATGTCGGGTCCAAGACGAAAGGCGTCGTTACAACCAATCGTGTTCTTCCCGTCAAGAGAGGCGAACGGGAACTTCTCCAATGAAGAACCGCCTCCGATCAAGAAGGCGTCCTGGTCTCTCCACTCGGGCGTGGGAGTCCATGCAGGCATCACTCATCCTCCGTGCCCAGCCAGGTCACTGAATGAACCCGCTTGGCTTTGCGATTGTTGAGAACAGCCAATCCTCCCACGGTATCCAACATCATTGCGGTTTGACCGTAGTGAGACGTGGCGAGATTAAGGTCAACCTTGCTCTGGTATGTCGCTTGGACGGGCCCGGCTCTCTCGCTCACGACCCGCGGATCTCGCAAGGTGTAGAAATGAGCGGCTAGATACCTTTCAATCAGTTCCAGCCGCTCGACCGTGTATCCCTGCCCTTCGCAATGCTCGGTGACGAGCTCACTAGCCGTGAAAATGAAAGGAGTTACATCAATCGTCAGGTCCAATTCAATCAGCCCCCCAACAAGTTCGGCAGTGGTGCGGGTGGCCATGGTGGGTTCCTATCCGGAGAAATCGTCGCCGTCAACGACCGCCTTGTGTTTCTTGCCCGGCCGGCCTTTGTGCTTGTCAGGAGCGGAGGCAGCAGGAGCCGGAAGGGAGATCACCAATTTGGGAGGAGTGGAGATCTCCCGAACAGGACTGATAGCAGGCGCCGCACGAGGAGGCTCCACTGGCGCGAGAGCTTCGACAGGACCTAGATCCTGAAACTTGCCTGGGAATCTAGTGAGGCGGTGTTCGGAGATGACAATATCTCCCTTGGCGTAGGTCTTTCCGTCTTCAAGGTGAGTTCCTGCTAGGACTTTGAATCTATTGGCCATATTTCGCTTGGGGTTATTGGGTTGATGTTTCGGTGGTAAAAGACCGCCCGGCGGTTTGATCCGGGCGGTCGTGACTAAATCAAGATCTACGACGCGTCGGCATCGGCAACCACGATCCCAGTGTTACCGTTGAAGTCGGCGCGGATCTGCGGCACCATGATCGCCATCACCTTGTAGTTGAGGCGCATCCCGCCCAGCGTCTCCCACTGGAGGGTAGTGATATCCATCCCGATGACGAGACGGATAACATCAGAGGTCATCTGGACGAGAATCAGCTTCGTTCCAGTGAGGTGATCAAGAGTGCGAACAGCGTTGATCCCTGAAATGGCCCCAAGGCGCTGACGGACAGTGTTGTCTCCTTTCGCGTCAGAGTAGTCGTCGTCCAGATACTGATCCCACATCGGCGAGTGGTAGAGGGCCCAAGGCCCGTAATGGAGGGCTGTCTCGGAAGCCTGCCGCATCGCCAAGATCTCCTGGAGGAGAACTTTCGGCGTCCAACCCGATTCTGTCGGGGCCGTCAGGTTCACGGTAGTAATGGCGTTCGGGAAATTGGTCAACCCGTAAACGGTACCACCTCCGTAAGTCATCCCGGCCGAAGTTCCAACGACAAGTTTCTCAGCTTCTTCCGCCACCCGGCGAGCTGCGAGCTGCGCCATCGTGGTGTCGAGAGGAGAACCATGATTTCGCGACACCGCAATCTGGCGGGCGTTGAAATAGAAGTCCTTGTGGATGACCGGAAGAGGGAGGCTCGTCAGGTCATACTCGGGTCGATCTCCCTCACTCGTGCGAGCCGGGTCCATGCTGATCGTCGCCGGCGTGATGTCCGACATCGTTTCCGTCTCCAAGACGGTCTTGCCCATCCCGTTGGGGATAGTGTAGGTCAACCCGGCACTGCGGAGATCCGCCACGACACGCAGGCGCTCTTTCGCAGCGAACACCACCGCATCATCGAGGATCTTCCACTCCTCCTTGCGGAGAGTGGCGGAAGCGTTAGTCGTCGGCATTGCGACGAACTTCCCGCCGACGTTGCGGGCGATGTAGGTCCGCCCGTCCTTCCCAACCCACGGCCGCAACGAAGCAGCATCAAAGTTGTTCTGGAGGAGGGTAGTGGCGACAGCTCCCTGAGCTTGTCCGTTCATGATCATGTCCATATGAGTCTTTCTGTTGAAGTTTCGGTGATTTGTTTTGAGCTTGATCTTGCCCGGTTCAGGGTCAATTAGAGAATGCGAACACGAATGCGCTCATCGGCGCTCTCGGAATCACTCAGGTTCTTCGCCTCCAAGGCGACAGCAATGGCGACTTCCGTGCCAGCCAGCACCTGCAGACTGCCATCACCATTCGAGACAAGATAACTTCCCACCGCGACGTTCTCACCCACGCTCAACCAGGCGTAGACAACATCGCCTGAATTGCACATCACAAAGCCCACCAGCTCACCGACGGCATAGGCGTCGTTGATAGTGCGGCCTTGGAGGGCATCTTCGAGAGCAAAGGCCTTCTCAGCATAACCACCGCCGGTGGCATGGAGGATGACTTCGCCGTCCGTGTCCAACTTGATGAGATGGCCGGGTTTAATGATGGCTCCAGCGACGGCTTCTTCGTGCCGACCATCGCCGAGCAGGTGAATTCGATGAGGATTCATATTATGTTCTTTCGTTCGTTATTGCGTGATGGTTTGCAGACTACTTCGCCGCCGCGAAGTTGATTGCCGGGATCTCCATGGCCTCTTCAGCCTCGGCATTGTCAATCACCGGAGCTTGGCCGGCATAAGAAGGAGCCGGGCGCGCCGGCGGATTAGGTCCACCTGCCAGACGAGCGATTGCCCGCAATTCGTTGAGCGGCCGGCTGTTCAAGTCCTCCTTGGTGAAAGAGTTCTGCTTGTTCGCGCTGATCTCCTCGACGAGGCGGGACTTCTCCTCGTTGTAGATGCCGAGGGAGTTGCGGAGGACATCAGCAACCTCCTTGGGTGCTTCGGAAATGTAAGAGTCAACCGTGACTACCTTCGCCGCGGGCGCGGGAGTATTGGTCGTGACCACCGGTAATACCACCGGAAGAGCCGTTTCCTTATTGGCAGCGGGTGTCGCCACCGGAGGAGCGGAGATAGTCTTCAGCTGGTCTTCCGAAAGAGCCATGAGCTTTTCACGGTCAGTTTCGGCCCAGCCCACGTTCTTGGTGATGATTGCGTCGACGAGTGCTTTCTTTTCCATAGGTTTGATGGTTTTGGTTTGTTGATTCCCGATGAAGGATTCACCGTCTCCGCTGGAGAGGGAGCCCTCCATCATCTTCTTGAAAACTGCTTCCATCACCGAGCGATCAGCCTCCGAGAAGCCTTCCATCATCTTCTTGAAAGCAACTTCCATCTTAGCTTTTCGATCTGCCGAGACATTTCGCAGCAAACCTGCCCCATCCTTGATCGAGCAAGCGCCGATCTGGTCCGGCAGCAGAGCTAGGTGATCGGGGCGGTAATTGCGAGCGATGGCCTGATACTCCTCAGCGCCCCAGGTTCCCTCAGTCGGATCGTGATCGACGAACACTCCAGTAGAAACCTCCATCATCTGGTTAGTTTCAATCGCAGCCATGATACGAGGATCCACCAAGTTGGCACGAGGAGCCTCAATCCAGGCTTCTGATTTTAGCCGACCATTCTCAAACTTGGTGTTCATCATCACCCCAACCTTGCGATTGGTGATAACGACAGGATCACAAGCAGAAATCCCCACTCCGTTCATTTCCGGGTGGTAGACGACAATGGGCTTGTGATTCCAAACAGCGGGAGTCTTGGCAAGCTCTTCCTTGGGGTAATACAGGGGACCATCAGATCCACGATGCACCCCTTCAGTCAAAATCACCATCGGCACCACCAGAAAATCACGACCCTCCATGCTATCGTGCCGAACTAGGTTGGGAAGGAGATTGCAAATAAAAGACTCCCGTGAGACTTTCGCCTCCGTCTCTTTGTTGCACGTGATCTGGTTCATTTCGAGAGGAATCTAACAGGGGTTCTTCTGAACGCAAAGAGGAATTTTCCTGAATGTTTTCAAGTAAAAACCGCTCCTGGCCCAACCCAAACCAGGAGCGGCGCCCAACTCCCCGTGAGCGAGACACGGGAACCGTCAGAAAGATACAATGAAGCTTTTTCTTCTACAAGGAAATTCTACCACCTAGTTTCCGGCAACATTCTGGGTGTCAGGAACAGAAGGAGGAGGCAGGACGAAGGGACGGAGAATGATACAATTTAATCTGAGCCTTTCAAGAACTTCCTCCGGCTTTCCTTCAAGGAGGTCTGCTATTTCAGAAGCAGGGATGATTTGGCTCAGGTAGGTGCCCAGAATCTTCAAGTTTTCTCCCATCAGCTCATACTGATGTGCTAGAATAGTGAACTGGGCGATGAGATCCGGATACCCGTTGGACAGGCTGACCATTGCATCGCGCTTGATCTTCTCCCACATGCTCTCCACCTGAGGAATAGGGATGCCCATTCTCTTCGAAATGAAAGCATCCGTCATTCCGGCTCGCTTCAACTTAACTAGATAGATTTCATCCTGTGACATTTTTCGCCTTTCCTGCTAGGACTCGTTCAAAAAGGATCTCACGATTACGAGCCATTCCCGCTGATGTCCGGTAAATCCCATCATTGGAGGACGGGTGCCATTTGTGAAGAAGGCACAGCCAAG